AAGTGTATTACTATCATTATAAAAAGATACGTTTACCTTACCAGGGAAACTATTTCCAGCAGAATATTTACCGTTTAAAAATGCTAAAGTAGCATAATCTGTACTTCTTATCCTCTGAGCAGTAGGATTAGCTACTGCAGTAAATTCAGTAGGAGGAGCATCTGTTAAAAATAAAGATATAATACTAGTCATTAATCTACTTTTATTATCCCAGTTAGATAAATCTAAAGCGTATCCTAAACTAGTCCTAACCTGCTCATTATTATAAGTCATACCATTAAAAAAGGTTAAATTTAATGAGATAGCTTGAAATATATACTCAGTAGGAGCATCATTAGGATTAGTACTATACTCCTCTCCCCATCCTAAAACTGCCTTACTAGCGCTATCATTATTTAGGCTCTGCTTATCTATACAGTGTATAGGGCACTCTGAGCCTGCTATATTATCTACTGATTTAAAAGAGCTCTCATTACCAGTAGTAGCATTACCTAAGTTAGTAGTTTTTACATACTGCTCAAAAATATCACTCATATTTATTATACCAGTACCCAAAGCATTCGGAGAAAATTTTAACCTAATTATATACTGGCTACCAAACTGGCCTATATATACATCTACAAAAAACTTAAATTTATAATTACCAGTAGTATTAGTACTAGTTAAAGCATACATCCAATCAGTGCCTGCTGGCATCTGATTATAAAAAGGATACTGTATTACACTTACTGCCATATTATTTTATTTTTGTTTTTGTATATTCACTACCTAAAATACTCTGCATCATTTTAGCGCTATCTTTACCATAAGCCTCTATTATCTCTGGAGCTAATCGTTTACGGTGCATGGCAAAGGCATCTCTAAAGAAAAATGTAGGCTCTATTCCATAGGTTTTTATATTCATAGCTATACCAAAGGCTGCAGAGTTTATATTAGCAGGAGTTTTTTTAATAAATTTACCTTTAGCTCCTCTAAGTTTTATAGGTTTATCATTAATCCATTTAGCTATAGCACTAGGAGGAGGCATACTGCCAGGCTTTCTACCCTCCTCTACATTTTTAAAATAATCTACTGCGCTAAAATCCATCTCCAGCGCTCCAGATGGATAAACTTTAACCTTAAACTTTAAGCTATCTGAGAGAGTTTTAGATTTAGTATTTATCTTACGCCTACTAAGATAAAATCTAGCTCTATGCAGTACATTATCTCCGAATTTAATAAAGGCCTTTTCAGTATTTTTAACATCCATTTTATAAATCCTTTATTACTATCATTCTTGTTATATGCTTTATACTATGCACTTTTATTTTTATTATCTTTATAACTTACTCATTATTAATAACTTATACTATGTATTAGCTATGTACTTTACTATGCAGTTATGGTACTATATTCTCATCAGTAGGCATAACTGTAGGGCTACTCTCTTTAGGATTATTACTAAACTCTCTACAGTTAATAACTCCTTCATTACTCCAAATCCATTTACTAGAAGCATCATTATAAATAGCTTTATCATCAAAATTATTACAAGCAAAATATATTCCAGGTACTGTAATACTAAAACTACAATTCCATCCAGATACTACATTATCAAATCTCTCAGTAAAAGGCTCTAGCGTAAAATCTTTATCATCAGCCTGGCCATATACTCCCTCATTTTGCTGCACTCCTAATAGTAATCCATTTTTATACTGAGCTATAGTATCTATTAATATCTGTAAAGTATCAGATAATACTTGCTGCTCATTACTCTCATCTAGCTTAACTAAATCCATAGCTAATACATTAAACTCGAAAGTAACTTGCTGCACTCCTGCAGTTACATTACCAGGCACTATATGTACTAAAGGATAGACAGTATTAGCTGATATATCTACCTCATCAACTGTACCAGAGCTAACATTATTAACCATACCATGCGTAATAGCTACACACTTTAGCGCATCTATTACATTATTATAACTAGCATTATTACTCTTATTTTGCATATCTTTTTATTTTCTATTTAGCTCCTCATTTAACTCTAAATCCTTAGTATATGATAAAAAATTAAGGCAGGTATTTACATTTAATCCTACCACCTTATCCATCTTTAAAATATCTCCTCCAGCCATCCTATGTATTAAGCAGTACCAACCGTATTTACTGCCTATACTATCTCCTGCATCCTCCTGCTCTTTATAATGCTGAGGCTCTTTATCTCCTCCTCCAAAGAGGATAGCGTACTCTCTGTGAGTTTCCTCCCTATATTGCAAAAAAAAACCAGAGCAGCATATAAAGTATCTATACTCATACGCTCCTTAAAGAGTTTACGCCTATTAACTATATTATCTAAATTATAATCCTCTATAATATATTTAATTCCATCCCTTTTTACTACTGGCCTATATAATACTGCAAATACCTTATCTAAATTATTAAATCCATCCTGCAGATAGTTATCTAAATCTACAAACTCTCCTAAACTTAGCTCATCAAAATTAGGTATAAATCCATACTCTATACTATCTATCTCTATTACCCTAGTTAATTCTTTATTAGGCACTATACTAGTTAGCTCTTTTAAATGATTATAAGCCTCTCTAAGCATCTTAATAGGTACTTTAGTTAGTAGCCCTCCAGGTATATCTGCTAAAGCCTCTAGGCTCTTTACCATTAACTCTATCTCAGTACTTTCCTTTTTATCTACTGCTATCATTAATTTAGTATACTGGCCTAAACTTACCTCATCCCAGCTAGTAGGTAGCTTATAACTTTTAACCTCATCATTAACTTTTAACTTTATTACTCTCATTTATTATAAATATAAATTATTATTATTTAATATCTGGGCTATTTTAAATACATCTAAGCAATAAAATAAGCCCTATAGTATCATACTATTAAAAAACTCTATTATTTAATTAGAGTAAATTTACTAGGTTAGCGTACTGAGTATTTACCTCTGCTAACTCCGAGCTCGTAATAGCACCTCATCATTAAAGCATCTGAGTAATCTGGAGAGCGCCCTATTAAATCCTTAATTTTATCTTTACTCAGTATAGCTAGCTTACCATCCTTATCTATATTAATCCTCCTTATCTGCTCTAACTCCTGGATTAAAGCCTCTTTAATCTTTATGCTATTAGTACTAACTCCTATCTGGCCTCTATTTATTAAATCAGCTAACTTATAACTGCATTGAGTTTTTAAATTAGTATAATTTTCTCCCTTTAATGGCCTGCTATTATTTACAAATCCCTTACATCTCAGTATATCCTTAGCTCCTCCTCCTACTCCATCCTCATCAACCAGTATATTACTTAGTTTTATACCCTCTCTATTCTGTATATCTCTAATCTTATTAGCTACATCTACCATACTGCTCATATCCATAGTAATTATATCTGCTATCTGTAGACCATTCCATAAATATATAACAGTTTTATCCTTACCAAATCTAGCTATATCTGCAGTTATATACTTATCTCCAGTAGGTACTACATTACTAAACATATTTATAATAGCATCATACTCTACCAGAGCATCCTTACTATCATCATACTCCCAATCTCCTCTCAGTAATCTGGCCTTACTTATCTCATCTAGCTTATTTAACTGAGCAGTATAATGCTTACTTATATGCTTATTATCTGTTACTAGAGCCTGGATAAATTTCTTATGATTAGGTAATACTCCCTCCCTACTCTCTTTATATATATTATATACCCAGCCCTTAGCAGGATTACAACTCATATATAATTTAGGTATTAGGCCATACTCATCTAGCTTATATCTTAGCCTGCTACTTAGTATCTGTTTAGCCTTTTCGGTAATCTGGTTAGCCTCATCTATGCAGGCAAAAGTTAGTTCTAAACTCCCTAAGCTATCAAAATTAGCATCACTAGGATACAAAAATAAATCCTTTAGTATAATACTGCTACCATTATAAAAGGTTATTATATTGCTCTGAGCGTTATAAGTATAATGCTCTCCAGCCTTTATATTCCACTGGCTACACACATCCCAAAAGGTAAGTAAAGTAGTTTTTTTTAAAGCATCCAGTTTACTCCTACCTATTAAGCCTCTTACTCCTGGATACTGTAAGCATGATATTATAGCATAAGCGCATAGTAAATAACTCTTACCTCCTCCTGCAGCACCTCCATATAGTAGCTCAGTAGTACTATCATCTAGCATATACTTAAAAGCCTGCTTTTGCTTATTAGTTAAATCTGGATTTATATCTATCATCTCCTTTTACGAATGATTAAGCAGAATACTAAAAGTAATAATGCTAGTAATCTAGCAGTTAGGAGTTTCATCTAAGTTAATATTAATTTTAATCTTATCTCCTTTACTAGTTATATCAGTTTCTGAGCGCTCTATATAACCTCTACTCTTAGCTCTAGTCTTTAAGTAGAATAATATAGCTACTACATTACCATCCTTTATTAACTTCTGTAGGCCACTCTCTGCATCATCTATTAAGGCCTCAGTAATATCCTCTACAGTTAGTTTAAACTCCTCATGCTTTTCCATCCAGTTATAATAAGTACGTCTATTAATATTCATAGCCCTGCATGCTCCAGCTACATTACCTACATTCTTTGCTAGTATCTCTATAAATCTCTCTCTATCTTTGTCAGTATATGCCATCCTTTTTTATGTATGTATAATTAGTTTGTTTTTATATAAATATAAACTCT